TGTCCAGCAGTCCAATCATCAGGGAAACCCTGCAATCTTTCACACTCTACTGGAGTTAAGCGGCGCACACCGCTTTGATCTGAAAGCATTGACACGTTGTTTCCTCCCGTACCCATACGTGATGTAAGGGTATTCATAGTCTTGTCTTGTACTCTAGCTCCGTCGTGGTAGTGAGGATGAAAGACAATGACTGTCGTTCGCACAGTCACCATTATCAAATGCGTTAAGCGTTGGCATTACTCCTCCTTCAATCCAAGTCTCGTAGTCATCCACATTCTGTGCTCGCCTACTCTTTGTGAACCACAAGGTTCTCACTTCCTCCACCTAGATCGCCACCATTGGCACGCAAAGTGCCGACTCCTTCTGTGTATCCACCAAAGGATGATGAAGTTACAACGACATTATCTTCTGGTCTTTTGTACGTCGTAGCTGTAAGTGTTGTTACTCCTGGTGAATACTTGGCGAAGCCTGTCTGACCAAAGCTTTCTTGAGTACTTCCGGTAGTTCCTTGCCCCGCTTGCTTGCTCGTCGAAGGATCCCTTCGCAAGCCTTCTGACTTAAAGAGTATTTCGGCAACGCTTGAGTTAGGAGTACGTCGCCCAACGACGAAGACTCTACGCCTGCGCTGGGGTACTCCGAAGTGTTGAGCATCAAGCACACGCCATCCGACAGAATACCCGAGGTCGGCCATCGTCCCGATGACGACTCCAAAATCTTTTCCTTCGTTACTGGATAACAAACCAGGGACGTTTTCGATGATGAAGTATTCTGTTTGCGTTTCTTCCACAAGTCTTGCAATCTCCCAGAATAACCCGCTTCGTTGGCCAGCAAGACCAGCTCTTTTGCCAGCAACGCTGAGGTCTTGGCAGGGAAATCCTCCTGTAATAATTCCTGTGCGTGGTGTAAATCCTGCATTGATTAGATCCTCTCCCTTTACTGTTGTTACATCTGTAAATTGTGTAGCGTCAGGAAAATGCTGCGCCAATACCTGGTTGCAGTTCTTATCTATCTCAACCGAGGCTACTACCTTTACTCCTTGTCGTTGCATAGCTAAGTCAAAGCCACCAACACCTGCGAACAAACTAACTCCGGTCAGCATCAGTACCAGCCTCGTCTATCGGAGTGGCTGAGAGCGCGACACGCACTCCCTCCATAGCGGTGATTAAGGTATCGTAAACCGTGAAGGACTTGAAGTTCAGGTTGTCCACTACGCTCTCTAAGGAGTTGAGCAATTCCAAAAGCCGAGCTTCTTGGTTTGCCCGAAGAGTCTCTTGGGCGAGCAAGGTGGTCGAAGCGGGATTCACGGGTCCATAAGGTGACAAGACATCTGATTTGCTCTTGATTGTAGCCGAGTGCTCGTGCGTAACTAACTGCAAGTGACTTGTTCTCACGCTTCTCCTCCATCGTAGCCTTCGTTCTCTCTATCATAATCGGTACGTCCGGCAACATCGGGGACGGCGTTCGCCCGTGTATGTGTAGTAATAGTAAGACGGGTATTGTCAATAACACCAACCCACTTCTTGCCTTCCAGCTCATCTACTTCCCTCTCTTCCACAAGCAAGCGCCTGTATTCGTCAGCGTATAAATGAGACAGGCGTACTAAAGCTCTATCCCTTGCCCTTCTGTAATTGCGGTGGTGAATTGCTTGCACACCACTTACTTCTCTATTCTCCATTAAGTTTGTCCTCCCACACTATAAGCACATAGACTACCACCATCACTATCGCTATCCCTAATACTAAGCTCATCTGCCTATCTCCCTTGCCCGTTGAATAATCTCTGTTATGTCTATCGTCTGCCCTACTAAATGAGCGTCCTCTTCATCACTATCCCACGCAGATACCAGCACTCTACTGTTGTTAGGTGCAAGAGTTAGCCACTGCATACACTGTTCAGCATCAGCCCCGCCCCACGTGTTATCGCCGTCCGGCTCTACCACTTCATAGAATAGAATCAGGTCAGACTTTGGTGGGTGTATGGTGTATACGTTACTCATTGGCTTCCTCCTTCAAGCTATCTACTAGGACTTTCATTTGGTTGTAGGTGATGACGCTCTCTAACCTACCTGCAAGGTACTCGATAGCGTTCTCTCCCCATACTTTCTCCGATAATCTCACAAGGTTATAGACCGTGTACTCTAACTCAACCTCTTTAATTGTCATCTGTCTCCTCCTCGAATCCAAATAGTTGTGAGAGCGCACTGTTGGCACGCTTGAGGTTCTTAATAGCTTCTGCTATCTCCTCCTCTTTGATGTTCTTCTCAGCTTGGTTTATACATAGGTCAAACTTAGCCTCTAAGTATTCTTTATTCACTTGCTTTCCTCCTCTAATAGTTCCTTATCGTTGCATTGTTGGCACCACTTACGCATATTCTTTTCAGGATAGAACCACGCATCACATTCAGGACAGCGCATCTCATCCCACGTATCCATTTTCATCCTCGCCCTCTCTCTCGCTCTCTCCCGCATCTAGCGGCAGACCACCAGGCACCGACCCGAACCGGTGCCTGATAGTTCGCCTCTACAGTCTGACGCACTCAGCCATTGACCCCCAGCACCAGCCCAAGAACTCAGCTTTGGGCGAGTCCATCCCAACCCACCAAAGGGAAGAGGACACCAGCACCAAGCCCCAAAGGGCGAGGGTTGCCAAGACTCCCAACACGAACCAACCTCGTGGGGTTATGTTCTTCAATTATGCCACCGCCTGCTCTTGGTAGTTCTCGTACATCTTGAACATCTCGGCCTTCTTGGTGCTGGTCTTGGCGCTGTAATAATCGAAACCTTGCTCCTGTGCGATTGTCCATAAACCCGCGTTCTTCCCCTCTTGTGGCAAATAGCCTAGTTCAAGAAGTTTTTTCTGTGCCTCATAAACAAATTGGTCGCCGTATCCGTACTGAAAAGGCAAAATGGCAACTTGTCCACCATCTACCCAAATGCGGGCGGAGAAATAAGAATTACCGTTTACCTTGTCGAACCATTCGCGCCCCTCAATGAATAAAGACCGCTCAATTTTTGCCTTGTCTGCTGTCATTCTCTTACCTTTCCCTAGTTTCTGACCTCATCAGCACCCGCCTCACGGGTGGACGCCTCACGGCGTTTCGGTCTATGGAGTACTCTACCCTACTTTCTGCTCGTTTTGTCTCATCCATACCTTGTATTGACCTAGTTGAAATTGCAAGCCTTTCGCCGTGGCGTTAGACTTTCGCCCGATAGTACGAGGGGAAAAGCTCGCCCAAGACATCACGTCGGTTAGGTGTAGCCCTTTCTCATCCTGCATAATCGCGTGGCGATTGTCTAGCATTAGGAAATCGCGGTCGAAATACTTCTCATCTATTCCTGCCTCTTGTGCTAATTCGCGTAGTGTTTTCATTACTTAACCGCCTTTCTATGGTTCTTGCGTGTGCACTTCCCGCAGACCTTGTGAGCCGTAAAGGTCATCAACAGGTCGGTGTCATCTCCGCATTGTTCGCACTTGTAACTCATTATGTTTCCCTTTCGTTAGTTGCTTACATAGAGAAGATTATGCGGGTCTCTACCGTATGTCAAGGAATAACAAGGGGAATCGCATCACGATTTGATAACGTTTTGCTGAGTGCTTGCTGAGAATGTAACAGGGTCGCGGGCTTTGATGTAGTTGAATCTTCAATCAGTTATAGCCTTGTAATCGGTGGACATATTAAGCGCCAGTGTCTAGGGTCTGCAACTGTAAAGGGTTACTTAATAGTTGTGAGTTATATGTGTATGGTCTGCCGGAGGTAGAGTCAGCCCCACAGTTTTTTCTAGCAACTTATCCACAGGTCTGACCAGTTATCCACAGGGTGCAGGCTGGCAAAAGCCTTGCCCAGCGCAGGACGGGCACCCCCCATTGGTGATTTTAGTAGGGGGATGTACTGTGTACCCGTATAAAAAATATTTGCTAAAGTGAAAGCTGATTTGGCCTCTGACCTGCGGTTATATATACTGTGATACAACTCACATTCTAAAAACGAGAAATCACTTAAATTTCCTGCCTTATATATAGTAAGGGGCTTTAATAGGAAAGACCCTGAGTTGCTACGGTATGGCCTCTAGCGAGGCCCCTAGGCCGAGTGCTAACTTACCCCTCAGTTCGCTGTAGCTCCTTCGGGCGTTAAGCCCGACCTGCCCAGTACTTTTAGTGGGGATAGGTCTATCTACTGGTAGATAAAACCTTCCTCGCCTAGTATAAAAATAAACCGATTCCGGCCGGTCCCCAATAAATTTTAGGAGATCACGTGGCTGACAATAGTGCTGATATCGCCAAGAGAATCATCCTTGGTTGTGTAGCAGAGGGTATGACCATCGAGCAGGCTTGTGCCTCCGCTGGTAAATCCATTAAGACCTACGAGTACTACCGACGTACCGATAAGGTCTTTACAGACAAGGTTGACCGAACACGCCTTGGTCTTAAGGACAAGTCCTTTGCAACTAGCGATGTCCACGACATTACCTTTGCCGAGTTCCGCCAGAAGTTCCTGCACTCCCAGACATTTCCACACCAGCAAAATCTGGTAGATATGATCGAAGGCCGCGAACCTGGCTGGATGCACCCTTCTATGAAGTATGAGCCAGGACTGGCTAGTAATAGAATCCTGATTAACATTCCGCCCAACCACGCCAAGTCCATTACGATCACGGTGGACTATGTGACCTGGCAGGTAGTACGTAACCCCAACTTTAGAGTTTTGATTGTTTCCCAAACCCAGCAGTTAGCTGCCGACTTTCTCTACGCCATCAAGCAACGCCTGACACATCCGATGTATGAATCACTCCAACAGGCTTACGCTGCTGGCGTAGGGTTTAATTCCAAGAGCGCCTCGTGGCAAGCCACCCGTGTGACCTTTGGCTCAGAACTTCGTGAGTCTAGCGAAAAAGATCCAAACATCGAAGCCATTGGTATCGGTGGTCAGATCTACGGTAAGCGTGCCGATATGATTATCGTAGATGACGCTGTTACCTTGAAGAACGCTAACGAGTTTGAAAAGCAGATCCGCTGGTTAACCCAGGACGTACGATCACGTTTGAACCCTACGGGTAAACTTGTAGTTATTGGTACCAGAGTTTCTGCTATGGACCTATACCGCGAGCTACGTAACGAAGACCGCTACCCAGGTGGGCTTGTCCCGTGGAAGTACTTGGCTATGCCAGCGTTATTAAAGACAGATGAGAACCCTGACAACTGGGAGACTCTCTGGCCTGCAAGTGATGCCCCCTTTGATGGTCAGATGGAATCTGACAAGAACGAAAACGGCCTCTACCCTAGATGGAATGGTCGCAACCTTTACAATGAACGCCAAGCTATGGATGCAAGTACTTGGGCTTTGGTCTATCAACAACAAGATATCTCAGATGATGCTATCTTTGATCCGGTATGTGTGCGAGGTTCTATAGATGGTATGCGTAAAGCAGGTCGCTTGGTTCCTGGTAACCCAGGCCATCCGCGTGATGTTAATGGCTTTTCTTTTATTTGTGGTCTTG